AACTAACCATTGCAATTATTTCATTGAAGTGGTATAATAACCTTATAGTATTCCAGAATTATGGCAAAAGGATTCACAGTAAAGACTGCAGCACCTCCAAAGAAACAATCTACAGATGACTTTGATTTAGCAGCAGCAAAAGAATTAGTAAAAGGTAAAACTATAGTATTCTGTCTACCTGGTAGAGGGGTCTCTTACATATTCTTAAAGGCATTTGTACAGTTATGCTTTGATATTGTACAGAGTGGTGGTGCTATACAGATATCACAAGACTACTCTTCAATGGTAAACTTTGCAAGATGTAAGTGTTTAGGTGCTAATGTTCTTCGTGGCCCTGACCAACTTCCTTGGGATGGTAAATTGAAGTATGACTATCAGTTATGGATTGACTCTGATATTGTCTTTGATAGTGAGAAGTTCTACAGACTACTAGCAATGGATAAAGACATTGCAGCAGGGTGGTACTGTACTGAAGATGGTAAGACTACCTCAGTGGCACATTGGTTAGATGAAGGCGATTTCAGGACGAATGGTGGTGTGATGAATCATGAGACCTTAGAGACAATGAGCAAGAGACGCAAGCCTTTCACTGTAGACTACACAGGTTTCGGTTGGACTTTGATTAAGAATGGAGTATTTGAGCACGAGAAGATGAAGTATCCTTGGTTTGCTCCTAAGATGCAGGTCTTTGAGAGTGGTGAAGTCGCAGATATGTGTGGCGAGGATGTCTCGTTCTGTCTAGATGCCATAGATGCTGGATTTGAGATCTGGTGTAACCCTGTAATTCGTGTAGGACATGAAAAGACTCGAATAATTTAGAGTCCTTATAAGAAAAAAAACCCCCGTGAGAGTCGGGGGGCAAAAAATCGCCCTCGTTAAAGTATTAGGAGAGAACAACTATGGGAATGAGAAGTTTATCTGGAGATGTACAAATCGAATCCAGACCAAAGAAATCAAGACAAGGAAGAGGAAAGCACTCTAAGTACTCTGCTACGAGTAGGAATAGTGCTAAAAAGCGTTATAGAGGACAAGGAAGGTAAAATAACACCCCCGAAAGGGGGTTTTTTAATGAAAGTACGTAAAACCATTATAGATAGATGTGGAGAGACTATATTTTTGGATGGCCGTTAAAATTTCTCGTGCTTTTAAAGACATAAGTTTGTCGTTTAAGAGACATCCTGTTACTAATGATGTTGTTGCACTCAAAAATGAGGATGCAATAAAGAAGTCTGTGATCAATTTGTGTCGAACAAGACTAGATGAGAGGTTTTTTAATGACTTATTGGGTACATCTATTGATAATTCACTGTTTGAATTGCAATCATCGGATATTGGTGCCTCATTAGAGCAAGAAATATCCACTCTACTTAAGAACTTTGAACCAAGAGTTAAATTAGTCGCTATTGTAATAGATTCTGAGACTGATTTACATGGACTTTACATAAAGATTAAATATAATATTATCGGCTTACCGCTACCACCACAAAATATCGAATTTTTACTACAACCGACTAGGGTATAATGGCATTTAATCAGTTTACTAACCTAGATTTTAATGATTTAAGAGCTCAAATCAAGGATTATTTGAGGGCAAACTCAAAATTCACTGATTTCGACTTCGAGGGATCGAACTTTTCGATTCTGATTGATACTTTAGCATATAATTCCTACATTACTGCCTACAATACGAACATGGCAGTCAATGAGGCCTACCTTGACAGTGCTACTTTAAGAGAAAATGTAGTTTCACTGGCAAGAAACATAGGTTATGTACCTAGATCAAGAAAAGCATCGGTTGCAACGGTCAGTTTAAGTGTAGATGTTACTGGTTTTAGTCCTCAAGCAAGTACAATTAAGTTAAATAAGGGTCTAGTTGCTCTTGGAACCATACAAAACGGTCAATATATCTTCTCAATACCTGATGATATCACTGCAAATGTCGATATTAACAATCTTGCGAACTTTACAGACATTTCAATCTATCAAGGTAACCTAATTACCAAGAAATTTACGGTAGATAACTCACAAGTAGACGCAAAATACATACTTCCTAACCCAAATATTGATACTTCGACCATTAGAGTATCTGTGACAGATGCAACTAGCGGTACTGTAGAGATATATGAACCCTATCAGAACATTTTTGCAGTTAATAAAGAGTCAAGACTGTTCTTAACTCAAGAAATTGAAGATGAAAAGTACCAACTTTTATTTGGTGATGATCTTTTAGGTAAAAAACCACCAAATGGAAGTGAAATTGAGGTAACTTACCTTGTCACAGATGGTGAACTTGGTGATGGAGCAGCAAATTTCACCTTTAATGGTAATTTCACTTATGATTCTGGTGCAAGTACCCTTCAGGTAACTCAAGGTGTATCTCTTATAACCACTATACAGTCCTCTGAGAACGGTGGAGCAATCGAATCTATAGATTCCATCAAATACCTTGCTCCAAGGGTCTATGCGTCTCAGCAGAGGGCAGTGACAGCAAACGATTACATTAGTTTGATACCATCATTATTCTCGAATGTAGAGTCCGTGAGTGCATATGGTGGAGAGGAATTAACTCCTCCTGAATATGGGAAGGTTTATATTACAATTAAACCACAAAATGGTGAATTATTATCTGATGTATCTAAAAGAGCAATTAAGCAAAACTTAAAAAAATATACCGTTGCTGGAATTAAACAAGAATTTTTAGATCTTAAGTACCTTTATGTTGAATATGATTCAACTGTTTCTTATGATCCTGGATCAACTGATACTAAAGACGGTTTGTTCAGTAGTATTACTAGTGCTATATCAACATATGCTAAATCTAGTGATATTAATCAGTTTGGAGGAAGATTAAAGTATAGTAAATTACTTAACATAATTGATAAAGTTAATGATTCTATTACTTCTAATATCACCGTTATTAAGATGAGAAGGGATTTAAAACCCGTTTTCAATGCTTTTGCAAACTATGAGTTATGTTATGCTAACCAATTCCATGCTGATTTAGAAGGATTTAATATTAGATCTTCTGCATTTACACTTAGTGGAGTAGATGGAACTGTCTATCTAACTGATTTCCCAGATGCTGATGGATTAAAAGGTGTAATTAAATTCTTTACATTAGTAGATGGAGAACCCAATTATATCAACAATAATGCTGGTATGGTTGATTATACTAAAGGTGAAATTATCATATATCCAGTGTCATTCTCTTCGGCCTCATTAACAGACAGGATTGAAATTGAAGTTATTCCTGAATCTAATGATATTGTCGCAAAACAGAACCTTTATATTGTGCTAGATACTACAGCAAGAAGTAAATTAACACTTTTAGAAGATGTCATTACCTCTGGTTCCAATAGATCTGGTGCAGGTTACATACCACCATCAAGTTTCATTAGCAACAAAAAATATACAAGATAAGAAATGACAGATAAAAAGGTAAAAATCTCCAATATTTTAGAGAGCCTAATACCTGGGTTTATCCAATCGGATAATCCAGATTTCATAGAATTTCTAAATCAATACTATATTTCACAAGAACATAATTATGGAACTGTTGATATTGCTGAAAATATTCCTTCATATAAGAATATTGGGACTTTAGCAGAGATAGAAACTGTAAGAGCACAGACTGTAACACCAACAGGTCAACTTACACCACCACAGGTAGTGGTAGCTACTGAAGAAATATTAACTTATGATGATATTATCAATGTAAACCATACAAAAGGGTTTCCAGATACTTATGGATTGATAAAAATTGATAATGAGATCATTAGTTACACTGGTAAGACTGCAACTTCGTTTACTGGATGTATTCGTGGATTTAGTGGTGTCTCAAAAGTAGAATCAGTTGGGAATCCAGAGTTTTTAACCTTTAATGAGTCGGATGCTGATGAACATATAGCAACATCTGTAGTTGTTAACCTTAATTTTGAGTTTTTAGGTGAATTTTACAATAAATTTAAGACACAATTCCTTCCTGGAGTCGAAAAAAGGAAATTTGCTGATGGATTGTCAGTTGAAAACATATTAAGTAGAGCAAAAGACTTCTATGCTACTAAGGGTACTGATATTTCACTTGATATTCTGTTTAAAGTACTATTTGGTAAGGCAGTACAGATCCTAAAACCATTTAATGATACAATTTCTGCATCTGATGCGGATTGGATTCGTGCCGATGAGGTAATGGTCGAAGTGATTAGTGGAAATCCAATAAATTTGATTTCTCATTCACTTTATGAAGGTGATTTTAATACATTCCCAACTAATCCTAGTGCATTTGGTACTATTTCCAATGTAGAGGAACTTTTTGTTGGTAGAAAACGCTATTATAAGATTCTTTTATCAAAAGAAGTAGGAAATAAAAAATTTAAGATAAACACTAAAACTAAAGTAACTGCATCTACAGGATCAAATTCAGTTGTAAGTGTAGATTCTACAGTAGGTTTTGGTAATACTGGATTTTTCTATTTTATTGATTCTTTAGGTGATTATACAAAAGCAGAGTACAAATCAAAGTCATATAACCAGTTTTTTGATTGTGTTGGAGTAACAACTTCTTTACAGATCAATGATCCCATAATTACAGATAATTTTGTATTTGGTTATGAAAATAATGACACATCTAAAGTGTGTCAAATGAGAGTTGTTGGTTCTATTGCTGGATTATCATCAAAATATCAGAATACTAAGTTTTTAAATGCTGGAGATACTCTTGGAGTAAGATCTCTTGGAGAAAAGAGGGTAAATGATCCTAAATTTGATAGTTGGTTCCATAATAACATATCATATGTTGGAATTAGTAGTATCAATATATTTGTAAGTCAAATTGAAACTATAGATGATAATTATTTGAATGTTAATGATGATATTCACATTTATGAGAAGTTTACAACGAAAGAGTTGAATCCTGGTACTACATGGAAGGTTTCAAAACTTATTGATAGTAAGCGTTTTGAAGTAAAGTCAAATAATCCATCAGATCCAGATATAAACTTCCCACCATCAGGATCAGTTAGTATTGGTGCTACAGTTTACGAGATAAAGAAAAATTTAAGTTATGTTGATGACAATCTTGGTTTTGATTCGTTAATTTCTGGTATACAAAATTCATTTACAGATCAGAATGATAATACTCTTATTGCGTTTTCTGGATATCCAACTGGTGGTATAGCTTCTACTGACAGATCACAAACTTTCCTTACTAGTGGAATAAGTACTGCTGGAACTGGTATTAATATTCCAAATCATGGATTCTTAAATGGAGAGAAAGTATATTATGAACCAATTCCTACAGATAAATGGGATAGTACTACAGAAACATTTGTAAAGACAACAGAAGGAATATATTTGGGTGGTATAAACATAAAAGGTGATGCCTTTAATTCAAGTGAAGTTGGTATTGATACTGGAGTTTATTATATTAAGAAAATTGATGATAATAATATAAGACTCTCTTTAAATGAGATTGGGGTATTTAATGATAATACACTATGGAATGTATATACTGATAGATTCCCAACACACAATCCAATTGGACTTGGAGATAGTACAAGTCCAGAAGTTACTCATAAATTAGTACCATACCTGTTGTGGGAAGGAAATGGATTAGGAAATCAAAATAATTTTAAAAGAATACTTAAAAATACATTACCTGCAGAAGAAAAATATGATATTATTGGCCCAATTGGTGTTGGATTAAATGGAGTAGAACTTCATTCTCCAAAATCAGAGGATTTTTATTATTATGGACAAATTGATTCAATTGATGTTATTGATAGTGGTGATGAAAATTATGATGCTATAAATCCACCAACAGTATCAATTGCTGATACCGCAGGTAATCAAGCACAGGGCATTGTTCATATATCAGAGGGTAAAATATCGGAAATAGTATTACAAAGCAGTGGATGGGACTACGGAAGCGTACCAGGTGTTTCTATTACTGGTGGTAATGGTGTTGATGGTGAATGTGAAGCAAAAATGAGAGCAATTGACTATTCTGTTACTCTCAGAGAACAGGATGTCAATACTTCTACTGATCCAAGTATAGTTGGTAATACAATTAGTATTGCATCTACAGTTGGGTCATTTACTATAGATGAAGGTCATAGATTTATAACTGGTGAAGGAGTAATTTATCAAAATAGTACTGGTGGAAGTACAATAGGAGTTGGTAGAACTCATGTAGGAATGAGTACAGATTCTCTTGTCAATGGAGCAATTTACTATGTTGTTAATAACAATAATAAGAATATTTCTCTTACCATAACAGAAGATTCTGCTCTTAAGAAAATACACCTTATAGATTTCTTAGATGATGGAGTTGGTAGTCATACACTAACTGCAATACGTAAAAGACAAATTATTGATA